CATTTTTCCCATTTTATACACTTATATATTTAATAAATAAAATAAATAATTCAATTGCTCAATTATGCGATCATTTTCATTTTTATTACTCCATGACATTTATAATCAGTTATTTTAAAATCATCAACAACGTAATCATTTATATTTTCTCTCTTTTCAATAATTTCTAAAGTAGGAAATTCCAATGGATCTCGTTCTATTTGTTCTTTAATTAGTTCCAAATGTTCTTCATATATATGACAATTTCCCATAAAATAAACAAATTCATGAGCTATTAATCCGCAGTGTTTGGCTAAAAGATGCGTTAAAAAAGAGTATGAGGCAATATTAAAGGGAGAACCCAAAGCAACATCAACAGAACGTTGAAACATAGCACACGATAATTTATTTCCATCATGCACATTAAATTGACAAAATACGTGACAAGGCGGCAATGCCATTTTATTTAGTTGACATGGATTCCACGCTGTTAATAAAAGTCTTCTGCTGTTCCTAGTATCAGGACTTTTTAATTGATCAATAATAAATTGTAATTGGTCTATACCAGGTTTATTTTCGTCCAAAATATGTCCTGTGGTTACATCATAAGGAGCATTGAAATGTCTCCATTGATAACCATAAATTGGACCTAAAATTCCTTCGAGATAATACTCTAAACCCACACTATTCATAAATTCTTTAGAGGAATTTCCATCCCAAATATGAACACCTTGAGATTGCAATATTTTATTATCTGTTTCCCCTCTAATAAACCACAATAATTCTTTTAAACAAGTTTTCCAAGCTAATTTTTTGGTTGTTAATATTGGTATCTTTCCATTTTTAAGAGAGAATCTCATAGATCGTCCAAAAATGCTTTTAGTGCTTCCATTTCTCCCTTTTTCATAAAATCCATCTTCAATAATTTCTTTTATTAATTTTAAATATTGCAATTCTTCATGTTCAAATGATTTTGTAAAATGTGAATTATTATTGACTTTTTCATCTGATTTTGAATAATGAGTTATAAATTCTTCATGTTCACTCATATATAAATTTATTATAAATATTTAACTTTAATAACTTTTAATAGTTATTTAATTTCTTTTCTTTTAATAAATCATATGGAAACTTCAAACGATTCAAAAAAAAGTTTTTTTAAGCATGTTTTTAATTTTGACAATGATTCGAAATCTGATATTTTAAATATAATACAATATGCTTTAATTTCTATTATTCCAATTGTTATTTTAAATAAAAGTATGCAAAAATTTGTTCCTGAAGCTGATGAAAAAAAGGGAAGTGTAGAAATTTTAGCCGAAGTTTTAATTCAGGTTGTTGTAATGTTTCTGGGTTTATTATTAATTAATCGTATTATAACTTATATCCCTACATATAGTGGTACCGGATATCCAGAATATCATGTAGTTTATAATATTTTAGCAGTATTAATGATTACATTAAGTTTACAAACTAAATTAGGAGAGAAAGTAAGTATTTTAGTAGATAGAATAGTAGAATTATGGGAGGGAAAAACTGGCCAAACAAAAAAAGGAAACAATGGAAAACAAGGAAATGTAAAGGTTTCACAACCTATTTCAGGTCAAATGAATTCTGGTTTAGGAGGATTAAATAATCAATCAAACGGTCAAAGTGTAAATCAAGCAGCCATCAATCAATCATTATACGGAGGTTCAACCTCCATTAGTCAATTACCCACTGCAGATATGAATGCTCCAACTCAGCAATTGCCAAATTATAATAATATGTATCAAAATAATACTACTCCATTAATAGATGCCGCAACTCCAGGAATGGACAGTTTTGAACCTATGGCGGCCAACTCGGTATTAGGTGGAGGTTTTGGTGCCTCATGGTAAATATTTAGAGATTTAGAGAATTTTTGAAATTTTATGTATATTATATATTATATATATAAAATGCCATATAAAGATTTCCAGCATGTTATTGAAAAGGAACAGTTACCCGATTTTAAAGATAATTCCGAATGTCCAATTTGTTTACAAAATATAGATTTAGAAAATAATTGTGTAATATGTGAAAATGGTCATAGAATGCATAGAAGTTGTTATTTTAGTATGATAGACAAAAGAAATTGCCCTATATGTAATGGTAAAGTAGAAAAAATGTGTTATGGATTTAATAGAATATTAGGTCGATATGCCTATTCTTATCTTCCTAGAAAAGGTGGGAAAAAAAAATTAAAGAAATATAAAATTAAAACAAAAAAACATAGAAAAATTATTAACAAAAGTAAAAAAAATAAGATAACAAAAAAATCGCAGAAAAAATAAGAAATAATTTACACTTTATAAAATTATAATACTATATTAAAGTAAAAATATAATATTATATAATGGATGTTAATAAATTATACAAGGCTTTAGATGATGAAAATAATGAAAATCTATTGAATTTTACTACAAAAAAAATTGTTGAAATGAATCTTGAAATTATAAATGAACTTCAACTGGAACGTAAACAAGCACTAGAAATCATGAAAAAATTAAAAGGTTATAAATATGTGGATGAATTGAGTGATTTAAAATATGGAACATATTTACGTTGGATTTCTATAAATGACCCAGAACCAGTCAATATACATCTGACTAAAGGAGCTCTCTTTTGTGATATAAAAATAAAAGAAGAAGGAGTTTATATCATTTTGAAAAATTATGGATATTCCAATAAACATTTTCAAATCAAATTAGATGAAAATCTAGTATTTCAAAGATTAACTGAACAAGAGTTGGTATTATTATCGGCCTTAGATCATTTGTCTAAATAATTTTTTATTTTATTTTATTTTATTTTCGATTTTTTCGAGTTTTTTTCTTTTTATCACCGCACTTACAATCACCAAATAATCCATTTACAAATTTTCCTAAAGAAATCATTTCAACATGATCTCTATGAATTGGTTTTTTAACAGTTCCTAAATGTTTCCCTTTGCTATATTTTGAAACCATTTTAATTGCTTTACCATTTTTAATAGTTACTTTTCGAACAATTTTTTTACCACCAATCTTTTTAACTTCAATATTTTCGTAAAAATAATCTTTTCCTGGCATTTATATATTTAATATATAATTTAAATAAAATATATATATATAAAAATGAATTCTACTTTTGTTCATTTATTTCATATAATTTTTGTAGGTGGATTATTTCTTTACATTGGAATTAAACAAAAAAATATGTCAAATTTAATGTATAATTTCATTTTAGCAACAGGAATTTTGATTTTATTTTATCATTTTTACAAAGGTTATAAAAAAATTATAATTGGAAAAAACGCATGGGTGAATATTTTTCATGTATTAATTGTGGCACCTCTATTAATTTTGACTGGTATCCAAAAACAAAATACACCAAGATATATGTATGAATTTATTTTTATGTTGGCATTTTCGGCCATCGGTTACCATGCGTATTATTTATTTTTCTAAACTACTTTATTTTCTTTCATAATCAAATTCAGTGTAAATCCAATGGTAATCTAATGGATTTTCTATATAATAATTTTGTTTTTTATTACAAACAAAAGATTTGGGATATTGTCGTCCAATCCAAATAGAATATTTCACACAATCATTATATTCATATAAATTTACTTGAATCATATCTACATTATGATTTGCTCTGCCTTTATAATCGTATAAATTATGAAAATGATATTTATATTTAGTTAGATTATTTCTATTTTCAACATCCTTTAAGTGTAATGTAATAAAGTTCAATAAATTATATCTATAATCTGTTTTTGGAATTATGGATATAATATTTCCTTTTCTCATAATAAAATGTTCATCATACAAAAGAATATGTTTTATAATATCATTGGGTAAATGAGAGAATATAAATTTCATTATTATAATTAATATAATTAATATAATTAGTATAATTATTTTTCTAATTTATTTACACAAAGATTCTACCCATTTTTTATTCAAAACTAAATCCACGCTTTCAAGAGCACCCTCAGACCATCCTTGATAAGTACTAACTACTTCCCCAACCACAAGCATTCCTTTCTCAGGATGTTGAGCAAAATAAACAAATTCCGCACGTGATTTATAGGGTCCACGTAACGGTTCATAATAATGAGTACCAATTGGCCAATAAAATTCTTTAATTTCAATAATATAGAGAGATCGTTTCGGTAATCCTAAACTCTCTTCAATTAATTTTTCATATAATTTTCTATTTTGAAATGTATTTTTTAAATGTTCTTTTAAAATCACGGCATTTTCATTATCGCTATATGCAATCATATAAACGCCTTTTTCTGAATTAATTGGTATTATTTTTTGTAGGGGTCCAGGAACAATTGTATAGTTTTCAACAACTTTTTTCAAAATTTCACTGGATTTTTTATCAAACTTTGCATATAATCGCAAAAAAGGTTGCCCATGTATTTGTTGATATATACTATTAGAATTCGAAGCCCCTGGCACTAATTTTAAAATTCCTGAAATGGTTGTAGCTACAATTACTTTATTTGAAAAATAGACGATACCTTCTTCCGTTTTAATTTCAAATAAACATGGTTCTCCAACATCATTAATATTGGTAATTGAGGTAACATTATTAGAATATTTAATATTAGAATAACCGATATACTCACATAAATGATGCACTAATTCTTTCCAAGGTATATATAACATTGGCCATCCACTTTTATTATCATCCATTCTATAATTATATAAAGTTTCATAAACATCCGCATTCTCATAATCAGTATATCCAGCATAAATAGTAAATAATTTATATCTTACATCTCCTAATATTTTTATGGCAAAATTTTTAAACGTCAATTTTTTATATTTATCAGGATTTTTATTGTATTCTTTTTTAAGGAAATCTATAATTTTAACCACATCAAATTCAGAATGGTTTGGTAACAATTTTGAATAATTCATAATAGCATTTGTTTTTTTATAGGGAACATGTAGTTCTCTCAATAATTTTACTAAAAGAGGGTTGGTATCCAATCTTCCCACCCCCGCACCGGTTACTATTTGAGTTCCATAAAAAGTTTCATTATTCATTCTTCCCCCAATCCATTTCTTTTTATGTTTTTCTAATATTAAATAACTAGTTTTTGATGATAATTTTTTGATATTATAGGCTGAATATAAACCAGAAATTCCTGCCCCTATTATAATGATATCATAAATTTTAGTTTTCATATATATTATAAAGTTAAAATAAATTTATTATTTATTTACGATTTTTCTTGGTTTTATTATACTTTACGGATCGTTTTCCAGTACAATTAAATATTCCACGTTTTAAACCTTTTCTATTAAAAATTGTTTTAGTGCAAATACCGATTGCACGCGCCTCATTCTTCATTTTTACTTTATCACCAACTTTTTTAATACATCTACATAATTTTTCGGATAATATAAGTTCGGCTTCTTTTTCTAATAACCGTTTAGATTTAGGTATGGTCATATTATAGAATTCCAAAATTTTAGTGTAATCTTTTTGAGTTAAATTTGATTTAGAATCCGATTTTTTCATTTAATTATATAAATAAAATAAATTTGGGTTGGAATAATTATTTTTTAAGGTTAAATAAAAATATTATATAATAAGAAAATATGAAATTAGTTGTGTTTGATTTAGATGAAACATTGGGATATTTTGTAGAATTTGGAATTTTTTGGGATTCTTTATGTTTATATCTTTTAAAAAATAAAGAAGAAGAACCTACACAAGAAGATTTTAATAACATTTTAGACCTTTACCCTGAATTTTTACGCCCAAATATAATAAACATTCTAAACTATTTAAAGGAAAAAAAACTAAAAAAAATTTGCGATAAAATAATGATTTATACAAATAATCAAGGTCCACGAAAATGGGCTAATCATATTATATCGTTTTTTGAAACAAAATTAAATTATAAATTATTTGATCAGATAATCGCGGCTTTCAAAGTAAATGGAAAAAGAATTGAATTGTGCAGATCTTCTCATGATAAATCATATAAAGATTTGATTCGATGCACCAAAATTCCTGTAAATGCAGAAATTTGTTTTTTGGATGATAATTATTTTCCTGGAATGGCAAATAAAAATATTTATTACATTAATATAAAACCGTATTTATATGATTTACAATTTGAAGAAATTTACAAACGTTTTTTAAATAGTGAAATAGGAAAAAGTATTTTAAACAAAATAAAGGATGAAATAAATAAAAATAAAGAGTCGCAATTTATCAATTTTATGGAAAAAAATATTAAAATGTATAATTTTCAAGTAATAGAAAAATTACCCAATGAAAATGAAATTGATAAAATATTAAGTAAAAAAATAATGTATCATTTAGAATTATTTTTTAATAAAACAAACAAAAACAAAACTCGTAAATATTATACTACTATAAAAAATAAAACAAGAAAAAAAAATTTATAGAAGGTTTTAGATATTTTTATTTTATTTTTATTTTTTTTTTCCCTATATTATAATAAATGTCTAATCCGCCGTTTACAGCTCAAGTTACAATTATAATTGTACAAAACAGTGTTTCGAAAAGTTCAACATCCCCTATTATTTCAACAGATTCAACTTTATCTAATGCTGGAGTAATTGCCTATAATGAAGCGATCAGTACTTTAAATCCGCCCTCTCTTAATCTAATACCTAATGTTCTTTATCAAGCTTCTGTTTCAGTAAAATTAACTGGAACGTTAATTTTAAATGGAAAATCTTCAACAATTTCTTCAAGTGGAAGTCAAACTCAAACTGGAACTTTAAACAAACCTTATACCATTTCATCACAATTAACAGCAGCCCTAAACGCATATACAATGGCATATGCAAGTGCTTCAGATAGTCTTTCACATACCGAAGGAATTGTTCAACATTCTGCATATCATAGTTGAACAACTGGACCAGGTTCCAATTTTACATAAGTTATTCCCTGAAATTAACCTCTATAATAATACGTGGGATTTATTTATTAGTACTTTTATTATTATTACTAATATTTTAATAAAAAGTCAAAGTTCGTGCACTAGGGTCCCCGGCTTCAATATATTTAGGCATCCAATAATAAGGAATAATTTTTTTATTAATACATTTAGGAAAATGTTTTTCAAATAAATTTCTATAATATATTTTTTCAGTTTCCAAATTGGCCGGATATCGATTCCTAGAATGGGCTGGTTTTTGCATTTCAGTAGAAATATGTTCTTGCAAAATAACATACAAAGAGCGTCCTTTGTTACTTACCCCATCACTGAACGCTTCCTTACGTCTCCATAATATTTCATCAGGTAATATTTGTCTACTATTCAAATCTTTAAAATTTTCTATTTTAAAACAATTACGTAATAAATATTTTTCCATAATTTTATTGGAATCAAAACGTATTTTTTGGGGAATGGATAAATAAAAATTGGTAAATGTTTTGTCTAAAAATGGTGTTCTTGGTTCTAAACCATTAGAAGATATTGATTTATCAGATCTTAATACATCAAAAAGATGAATATCTCTTAACAAACGACGCGTTTCACGATCAAATTCTATACAATCAGGACATTTTGACATATATAAATATCCACCACACAACTCATCGGACCCATCTCCATTGAAAATTACTTTGGCGTCACTATTTTTAGATATATATTTACCCAATAAATAATTACCAATACTGGCCCTAACAGTGGTAGTATCCCATGACTCGATTTTATAAATCAGTTCAGGAATAATATCAAAAATTTCTTTTTCAGATAAAATAATTTCAGTGTGTTTTGTACCAAGATATTCAGCAACTAATTTTGCATATTTCAAATCTTCTGAATCAGGTAAACCTATGCTGTATGTTTCTATTTGCCTTTCGGAACCAAATTCCAACTTTGTAAAATAATTAACCAAAGCACATATTAAACTACTATCTAATCCACCAGAAAGTAAACAGGCAACCGGTCTATCTGTATTTAATGTTCTTTTTTTTACGGCATCACATAAATAATTAACTATATTTTTTTCATAATAAGACATATTTTCATTTTTATAAAAATTACAATTATATGAAAATGAAGGCATAAAATAACATTGGTTTTCTTTAACTGAAGTCCATTTTGAACAAGCTAAACTAGATAAAAAATATGTGGTATAGGTTCCTGGTGTAAATGGAATAATTTCATAATATTGTCTAGAAACATTACAATTATCTACCCAACTACTTTCATTTACAAATTCACTTAAACATTTTATTTCAGAAGCACACGCTATTATTTCATCTTGTTTAATTTCATTTTTGATATTAAAATCATCGTCATATATTTTTTTTTTTAATATATATAGTGGTCGGACACCATAAGGATCTCTAGCAAAATAAATAAAGTTATCAATGTTTTCATCTAATCTTAAATCATATAATACAAATGAAAATACACCATCTAACATCTGTAAGGTTTGTTTCATTCCATATTTAAGGTATAAATGAATAATAACTTCGCAATCCGAATTGGTATAAGGAGAGATATTCATTAATTCATATAAATTTTTATAATTATAAATTTCTCCATTACAAATTAAAACAATGTTATTTATATTTAAAGGTTGGTTGGAGATAAAATCTATTCCATTTATAGCTAATCTATGGAAACCTAGGAAAACATTATGAAAAGAAATGAATTTAGAATCTTCTGGACCTCTATTATTACCTTTTAAAAATTGTTTTGTATAAAATTGAATATTTTTTTTTTCACCATTCAAAACTGCGAATATTCCACACATTCAAATATTATTTTATAGGTATAACTATAATAACATACTACCTAATCTTTATATAATATTTTAATTATATTTTTTTCTCTTTTCTCTTTATAGAAAGTAATGAATTTAAATACAAATGTCCAATATGAATGTGTAGCCGAAATACATAATATAACAAATATGAGAATTTATGATAGGAATTTACCAAGTCAGATGTTGCAACCTTATATTGATGTACGACCGGTCATGACTAAATACTCATATTTACCAATTGTAGATCCAAGAAAAGAAATACATGTAAAAATGGAACAAATGCCAACATTCAATCCACATGCAGTTTTTAATCCTGGGAATACACAATCTCCCTGGTCTGGTTTTGCTTCTAATATAAATGTAGAATCTGAATTAAGAAATCAAATATATGCTCTTCAAAAATGTAGTCAGTCTGTTTATGTCCCAAAAAGCAATAGTGATTTATATAAATATAATTTCACACCTAATAAATCAGTTTCAACGACTTTTCAACCTCATGATTTATTATTTAATAAAGATAATTTTAATAGTTTTAATCCCAACCCCGATTCGAATATTGTAGGAACCAATTTGTTTATGAATTCAACTAGATCACAAATAAAAGATTTAGAATCCAAACAACCGACATGTTAGAGTTGTATATTTTTTTGTAATAATTTTATAATAATTATATATTTATTATAAAATGAACGAAAATATAGTGAATCAAATAACTTTAGATTGTTTAATAAATGAAAAACATAAATCATTAAAGAAAAACGTGAAAATTAATAAAAAAGATAAAAAATTTTATAGAAAAAGAATTTTGAATTTGACACGTGAATTATTATTAACTAAAAAAGACAAGGATATAGGACAATTTAATGAAACAAATGAACCAATCGACGACAATAAAATTAACGATTTTATAGATTTTACTATTAATCCTGATTTGTTAAATGCTTTTAATAATTATGTAAAGGCATGTATACACAATTTTAAAATAATTGATAAAAATGACATTATTCAAGAAGATTATAAAGACATGAATTTAAATAATTCCAATAATTTAGAAAATAATGAAACTTTAAAAACAACAGATCATAATATAATAGAAAATAATAAATTATTTATGCGTTCAATAAAAACCAAACCAAGTTTAGATTCTTTTGTAAAATACACTTGTAAAAGACAAGAAGACGAAATAATTCTTCCAAAAATAAGAGAAATTAATTTAGATGAACCTACTTTAAGAATTAAAGGAATCAGAAAAAAGGAAAAAGAAAATAATATCAATATAATTTATGATGAAAACAAAAAAAAATAAGAGAAATAAAAAACATAAAAAAACACAAAAAAATAAAAAAAGTAAAAAATATTCAAAAAATAAAAAACATATTCATAAGTTAAGAAATGAATTTATTACACTAAAAAAGATAAATTGTAGTCCTAAAGATAAAAATGAAAAAAATGATTTTACTTGTTACACCGATAAATCATTGTTTAAATTAAGAGACAAATGGAATTTAAGACATCCAGATGCAAAGATAGTTTCAAATGAACCAAAAGAAATTCATGAATTATTGAAAAATTATTTAAGTACTATTTGTAACAAAGAATCTTGTTGGTTAAAACAAAAAAGCGAGTTTGGAAATATTGAAGAAGAATTTAAAGACTCGTTTGCTCCCGAATCTCCTAGTGAATGGAAGAAAAATCCAAATGAATGGTTATCTAGTATAGATATTATTAAAGTAATGAAACAATATGAAAAGGCATATAAATGTTTTGATTTTATGGGTCCGTCCCCAATAGATTTTAATAAAAGAAAAATAAATGGTGAATGCGTATGGGACGAATTATGTAATTTTAATTTAGAACAACAAATTAAAGAGGGAAAAACAAAAATAGGGTTTATTTTTAATACAGACCCTCATAATAAACCAGGCGAACATTGGATTTCTATGTTTATAAACATTAAAAAGAAACAAATATTTTTCTTTGATAGTGTTGGAAATACTGCACCAAAAGAAATTAAAGATTTTGTAGAAAAAGTTAAAATGCAAGGTAAAAATATTAATCCAAAACTTAATTTCACCTACGATGAAAATCATCCAGTAGAGCATCAATATGGAAATACGGAATGTGGCATTTATAGTATTTATTTTATAGTACATATGTTAGAGGATAAAATGACAAATAATTATTTGAAAACCCATATATTAAAAGATGAATATATGCAAAAATTTAGAAAGTTGTATTTTAATGATCATTTATAATTATTCCAGCAACAAATTGTCTAAAATCTTTTTGTTGTTCCATATTTTTAACAGGATGGAAAATATCATTGGAGTTCATTTCCGACAATTCCCAATCTTTTCTCCAATGAATTTTTTTAAATTCATTTACTAAACTCACATTCAATTTACAATTAGAAGCAATACTCGGAATTAGTGCTTCAATAAAAGCCAGTTTTTTATTTATTTTAACATAGTCATTTAATTTTTCTAAATAATTTTTAGATAAACGAATTGCACAAATAGGAGAATGAAAATAGGGTCCATCAAAATAAATTTTGATTGCCGGCCAAAACCAACACCATTCTCCTTCTTTCGGTTCAGGATTTTTATCTTTACATAATAAATCTTCATGAATAAATTGTGAATCTATATTTGAAATTGTATTTTCACTATAAAAAAATACATCGTCTTCAAAGAACCAAATTTGTTCATATTTATTATTAAAATTTGTAAAATAACACAATGCCCTATCCCATGCAATTATTTCATTGAATTTAAGGGAAGAATTAGGCATATAACTTGAGTGTATAAATCCAAAATGTTTACATTCTAAATCAGTTATTTTAATAAATTTAATTTTCGTATATGAATCCTTATAAAAATCATAATTAAATAGTAAATTATCCACTAAAATATAGATATCATACTTTTCAAAATTATTTAAAAAATCTAACCATATTTTATTCGGATTAATTGTTATCAAACAAATAGCTCTTTTCATTTATGCTTTTCAATAAACAACTTTATTTATTTTTAAATTAGTTTGCAATTTTATTTATTTTAACGTTCAATTATATAAATATATTAAATACATAGTTATTAATTTAATATATTGAAATGTCAATTAATCAAATTCACCAATTTTTAAGTAAAGATAATATTCAAATGTTATGGGATGTATTAATTGAGGAACCAATTGTAAAACAATTTTGTAATTGTCATGAAAGAATTATAGAACTCACAAAAATTTATGAAACTAATCTGAAAGGTTTTTACGATATTGAGAGAAAAAATCATAATAATTTAATTGAATTAAATAAAAAGTATATTATATTAATAATCAATTATTTAAATAATCAATTAATAATAGCACCTAAAATAATACATGAATCAACACCACAAGTTCAACAATTCAAAAAGATAACTATTACAAACGAACAAATAAAACAACCAATTACTTATGAAGAAATTCAAAATGAGAGAAAAACCCAATTTGAAAAAGATTTATATAGCAGGCAACAAGAATTTTCAAATGCAATGACACAGGAGGTTCCACCCATGCCTGATTTCAGTGATAAAATGGATGAACCTATTAGCGAAATTGAATTAGAAATTAAAAAAATAAAAGAACAAAGAAATTATGATATTGAATTAATTAATAAAAATTATCAAAACAAAATAAATAATCCAAAAACAATAAACATTGCCATATCAGATGATTTTAAAAATAATAAACATATAAGTTGGGCCGATGACAAACAATATATTCAAAATGATTCATCTGAATTTTTTACTAAATTAAAAAAAGTTGATCAACCCTCTACAAATACCAATTCATCAATAAATATTCAGGATCAACAAAATATTTCATTTTCAGACGATTTAATTTATCTTAAAAAAGAAGTAAATAATTTGAATAATAAATTAAATTTACTAGTTGAGAAAATAGATAAAATAATAAAACAATAAAACAATAAAACAATAAAAAATGATTTAAATGTTTTTTTTACATAAATATCATATAAATTATGAAAATAATAACTGCGGTTGTAAATAATACTGATTTTATTGAAATTCAATACTTTACCTTAAAAAAATATTTTCAAGGTAATTATGAATTTATTGTTTTTAATGATGCTAAAGATTTTCCCGATTATTCTAATGGTAATGATATTACAATAAAAGATAAAATTGAAAATTTATGTAATATATTAAATATAAAATGTATAAATATTCCTAATAGTCATCATATTAATCATAATACCCATAGATGCACTGATTCAATGAATTATATTTTAAATTATCAAAAAGAAAATCCTGATATATATTTATTATTAGATAGTGATATGTTTCTTATCGATTATTTTGATATTAATAAATATTCTGGGTTCGATTGTGCAATTGTTCTACAACGTACAAATAATTTAAAAACAAACTATTTTTGGAATGGTATTTATTATTTTGATTTTACGAAATTAAAAGATATTGAAATGTTGAATTGGAGCGAAGGAAATGCGGATGTTGGGGTTATGATGCAATCATGGTTTGAGAAACAAATGGGTGAACACTATATTCCTACTTGCGAAGAATTACGATGGACAAATGAAATATTTCATACAGATAAAATTTATTTTATTAGGCACTTATGGTCTTGTTCTTGGGATTCAAATGATTTACCCGAAAACATAAAAAAACGTGAAAAACTCGTTGAATATTTTAAAAATGATGATAGGAACCAAAATAATAAATTCTTTTGTGAGATTTATGATAATGTTTTTTTACATTACCGCGCTGGTGGTAATTGGAATATGGAGGGTTTTGATTATCATAAAAAAAAATCAGAAGTATTAAAATATATTATTTTTGAAAATATGGTTGAAAATTAAAAATGAAATTCAAAATTATAATATATTGATTTAAAATTTATATTATAATTTTATTTAAAAAACAACATGAATTTTAAAATGATGTATTCTTTAAATATAATAATTTTAGGATTATTAATATTTAACCCATCTTTAGTCAATGCCGAATATTCTTATTTACGTTTCAGAAATTCATTTTTGAGAATATATATTGCTTCAGATAAAAATCGAATCTCTTTAATAAATGATTACACTGTTAAAATTTACCAAAAAATAAAATATAAAATTATAAAGAAATATTATGATCTTAATTTATTTTATAACAATTTATCCGATGAAGAAAAAGAATTAATTGAATTTATTATTTCATTGTATTACTAGTTACAAAGTTTTAAATATTTTCTGACCCTTTTCATCTATTTCTAGTGTTCCAACTTGTAAAGGAATAATATCAGGATTTTCAATTGCTTCTATATAAGTTTTTTGGTCATATATATTCAATAATCGAGGACTCATTCTCCTATATACATAATCAATACCATTTAATTTTATTGGTTTTCCTTCCCATTCAATTTTTTGTTTATTTACCTTAATAGTCATATCATTTTGCTGATTGGAATAATCGGGAACATAACTAAACTTTGTATTACTAGGATCACCAAAATTAAAACATTTTCCATTTGAATATATGTAACAATCAAATGCAGTTTCTTTTATAGCATCAGTTAGTTGTAAACTCAAATTGGCTTTAATTTCAGAAATTTCATATAATAATTGATCACTTGTTACAGGAACATAAGGTTCTCCCTTTGATAAATCTTTTCTCTTTAATTCAATAGCGTCATCTGATTTTAGTTGTTCAGCCGAAAATACCATTAAATAAACAAAAACTTCAACAGTTTGCAATTTACGAGGTAAATTTTTATGACTACAAATACGTCGTGCTCGCCCTATAACCTGTTCAGTTCTTACTGGATGCCAATATGGTTCCATAATATGGACAAAACGAGTATTTCTCAAATTAATTCCTTCTGAACCTGACGATGTAATCATAAGAACTTTTATTATTTCCCCAATATTATTATTATTTGCAATTTTTCTCAATTCATTGGATAAATTAGTTGGAATATAATCCCATTCCCCATTATAAATTCTTCTAATAATTTCCTTTTCTTCTGTTGTTTCAGTTCCACTATATAGGGCATAAGTAGGTTTCCCCAAATCATCGACAGGAATATCAATTTCCCAAATATCGGATGAATTTTTCTTGATTTTAAATCTTGCAAAACCATTTTTTTCTAATACCAAACTAAATAAACCAATTCCCTCAAGAGTTCTAAATTGACTATAAACTAAATGTAAACCTATATATTCTGGATCTTTTATATTTTCGAGTATATGTAAAAATTTGGGACTATATTTTTCCAGACCTTCTGGAGTTAAAAATTCATCCGAATTATCTTTTATATATTTTATAGAAGATTCTATTCTTTCTTTATAAGTGATTCCCCCAAGTTTATCAAGAATTTGGTCTCCTTCTTCTTCACCTTCATTCTCATCGTTTACGTCATTATTAATTGCTTCTTTTTGTGCTTTTTTCAATAAATCGGTTACTTCTGTATTATTTTCTTCAACCTCACTCTTATCTTCCACCGTTTTTTTTGTTTTATTTATCGGTAAAGGTCTATCATTCATTACAAAATTACAATATAAACGTGAAAAAATTCTGTAGGTGGAAGTCGAGTCCTTGTATAAATCATCTAATTTTTTGGGTTTCTTGGATGATTTTTCTAATTTTCTCTCTTCCCTTCGAGCTGATTCATAAATTTTAAACTGAAAATCACTCATAGGAATTCTAACTATATGATAATCTACACCCAAAGTTTTATTATAAACGGGTAATAAATTTTCTTGAGCACTTTTAAAATAAGATGACAAACCAATTATACGTCTTTTTAATGAATCAACATTTTTTAATTTTTTGGTAACGCTATCAATATATTGGTTTTCAAAAATATCAAAATCGTCTGGTAACGCCTTTAAATTTCGAATTTTCACGCCTTCAGCTAGAACTTCTATATCATTTTTTCTTAGAATACTAATTATTTTTCTCTCAAAATCATCGTCACTAATAAAATCGTTGTCGAAAATATTATTTCCATTTTCATCCTTTTTAGAATTAGAAACACCTTGATAACCGGTCGAAACCTTAATTTTATTTTTAAACCCAAATGGATTGCGAGTAATCGTAAGAATTTTACTTGTTGGCGAATAATCTAAATAATCAAGCGTTTTCTCTCCTAATAAAATTTCTTGCAGTGTATTTCTATCTATTTTTTTAGTAGTTTTCACATTTAAAGGTATATTCCAGGTTTTTATATAACCTCGCAAAATATTGAAAAGTATTCCAAATTCATTAGGATAATTTATAATAGGTGTTCCACTAAGAAGAACAACCCGGGCATTTTTGGCACTCATTAAATATTCATATAATTTTGTAGAGAGAAATTTTGGTGAATAATCTTTCTCTCCTCTTTCATTTTCCGGAATAGTCTTTTCTTTTTTAATTTTATTAACAATTCTACTTATTAAATTATGAGCTTCATCAATTATAATTACCGAATTATCAAATAGATTTTTAGTAAAACCTGAAGTTAATTCTTCTAGACGTTTTGTTCGTAAACCATTATAATTAATAAATACATATTTACTTCGAATCATTTCATTCAATTGATCGTCTAGTGACTTTTTTTCTAAGGCAGTTAACTCTTCAAAATTAGATTGTTTTTTTATATTAATAAACCAGGCACCTTTATGTTTTTGTATATATTCCTGGGATAAATTTAGTATTGCTGAAAGAGTCTCAATCGCTTCTGGTTGTTTTACTGTAGAAATGAATTCCCAATATTGATTTTTTTTGTATAAAAAATCACCACAACGTTTCAATTCTTCCATATAATTGGTTCTTAAAGAAGCCGGCAACATAATAATAATTTTTTTGGTATCTTTCATTCCTTCAGCAATAGCAATCGAAGTGCAAGTATTATGAGTTACAGTAAAATCTCCTATTAAATATCTACAATTTCCATCTAGAGTAAAACCGTAATAATCATCTATACCAACATATTCTACAGAAATTCTAGAAATAAGAACATCTTTTTTTTGTTTTCTTGGAGTTGATTGATTTCTAGGTATGAGAGTTGGAATGGTTTCAATCCCATTTCCATTTATTTTAATACGAAATGCGCTTCCATATTCTGTTTCACTTTTATAAGATGAAAATCCAAGACTTCGCGCCAAATATATTACGTCATCCATCAATTTTTCATTTTTCTGTGTAAATTCAAAACCTCCATTTGTTAAACAACCATCACTATCAATTAATCCTGCAAGAAGTTTCAAACGATTTTCTCTAGAATTACATTTGTAAATAGGAGGAATATGTTTATTATGAATTAAATCCAAGTTTTTTAATGTATTCAAAAAAATATTATTATTATTATTATTATAATTTCCATTTTCAGTAATATTATAACTGTATCCAGAACAATAATTCAACGATGAATTTATTTTTGGAAGATTTTTTTCAAAATAATATAAAACTCTTGGATCTTGAATGGTAAATGAATCACTTCTAGATGTTCCATCACCCAACCAATAACCGAGCATATAAGGGTCTATCGGTAAATCCTTTTCGGGAAAATGAATAGGCACTTTATATCCTTTTAAAAATCCTTTCTTTTTATCAGACAAATTTATATAATCTTTTACTGGAATTTCAAAAACATTATCATTAGTTTTAGAATTATTTTTTATATTTTCAAAAAATTGTTCTGCATTTAATTTCATTTCTGATTGATTCGTTTGATTAAATGTAAACGTCTTTGAACAAAACTCATTATTTTCTAACCATTGAATCTTATAATTTGTATTTGATTTGTTATTATTACAAGAAAATTTGGGATATCCTGAAGCGCGTAAACATAATACATGCTCTTGATTTACAGTATATTTTTCACCTTTTACGGGAACAATGTCATACATTTTATCT